CAACACCAATCTTAGATTTAGCTATTTGATCACCATATGGGCTATTTTCTGTAACAGCATACTTAATGGTATTGGGGGTAAACGTTAAAAATCGATTTTCATTCTTAACACCGTCAATATTTTCAGGAGTTTCATACTCTTTCATTTGAGGATCGAACATATAATCCATTTGATAGATACCTTTAAGGTTTAATGACGGTAAATAACGTAAAGCTAGCTTTAACTTGTCAGCTAAGCCTCCCGTACCATGGTTATCAACGATATCTTGATCTGTATAATTAATTTTAGGATTTTTAGCAAAGGCCGACTTACTAGCAACGAAAAATTTACCATTTGTATCTAATCCTGCAACAATAGCAGGTGCTCCATCAAATTTAGTAGATATCTTATAGTCAGACTCATCAACGAAATAAGAAATAGAAGATTCTATTTGATTAATAGCTTCTATAACACCTTGCTTACCTTTATTAAGTATATTTTCTTCTAAATGATCGATATGCTTTACAGCCCCGTCAATTGCATCGAAAAATTCTAATATTACTGTGTGATGTTGTTTAAAGGTCTTCATTTTTTAAGTTCAGGTAAATGGTTATTAGGGTACAGTTCATTAAATCTAAAGTTATTTGTTTTAAATCTTCCTTCATCTATTAAACCACCATTACCAATTAAGTCTTCCTTGGAAAATAATGCATAATTTAATTTATTTTTATCTATAAATAAAAGCAAATCATATTCATACTGATTCAGATAATTATTAGAATAGATTTTTTGAATATTTCTTCTTATATCAACTATATCATTAAAATTGGTAGATTTATTTAAAAATATTTCTGGCTGCCCATTAGGATAAAACTGTTTAATAAATTCGTAAAGATTGCCTAGAAATTTATCTAGCTTATTTTCTTTTTTGTATACATTATAAACATTATTAAAAGTTTGAGCCATTGATGAATTTTGGGCTATTTCAACTTTCTCTTCTATATCATTTAAAAGTTTATCAAAAGCAACTGTTTGGCCTGATCTACCACCTTGTTGGCCAAATCTACCACCTTGACCCTTAACTTCTAATTTTTGTTTATCCACTAACATTAAATCACCACCTACGGTAGAATTTTTAATATCATCAAATACTAAAGCTAGCATTATTTCCCCTGGACCTATGTTACTACCTCCTTTATCAACTGCGGTAAAATTAGCTAATTCTCGTAAGAATGTATCATCTAAACCTATTTGAGTACCAATATCTACTAAATTTCCTATTTTATTATCTAAGACTTTTGGTTTATTATCTCTACCGATATAATCATCAAAAGAATAATTTTCTAATAAAGTTATTAAAGATTTAAAAAAGAATTCTTTATTAAATGCATCTTTACTATAATTTTTTGAAGATATATAATCGATAATAACCTTATCGTTTTTACTACCAGCTATTCTTGAGATTTTTTTCAATTCTTTATCATCAACCGTACCAATATAATCATATCTACCATTTTCCCCTTTGAAAATCTGAATATTCTCTCCTATAATCTCTTGTCTAGGTAATTTTTTTACCTTTATACCTGCAGATTCATTAAGGTATACTTGATCTAATGATTTCCAGCTCATGTTTCCACGTCAATATCTTGAGAATATTGTTTCATTATATTAATAAGAGCAGTTAATGATTCTTTTGCATTAGTTTCATTGATATCTGCTAATAAACTAATTTTATCAATATCATTTGGATTGACTTTAGTCACTAAAGCTTTTTTAAGTAATCTAACAAGTAAAACCTCCGATTCTGGTGAAAACGTTTCTGCTTCTGGCTCAGGTGCTGGTTGTTCTACAGGAGCTGCAGCAGGTTCTTCAACCGGTACTTCGGCTTCATCTTGTTCTAATATTGTGTTATATTGTTTTAGGAATTTTTTCATTATATTTTAACTGATTTAATTTTTTGAGCTAACTTTTTCATAACATTGCCGTAAGCTTTATTAATTTCTTTTTGTGGATCTTTTCTGAAACCTATAACTCCAGATTTTGCCGCGTTTGTAGCTAAAGTTTGTGCTACTGTAATAGCTTTTTGCTGATCTTTACTTAAAAAAGGTTTTTCTTGATCTTCTATCTTACTTCCTTCCCTTCCTTTTATAGAAATAATTTTATTATACAGATTTTCAAGCTCTTTAAATTCGTCGCTTCCATCATTAACTATTTCACCCTGTTCAATGGGTCTATTATGATATTCGTTAACATCTGCATCTTCTTTCTTATGTAGAGATCTTCTTGCTTCAGCATATTCACTGTTATTTCTGAAAGCATTCTTCTTTTGTCTTAATTCAGCTTTTTTTTCAGGGTCTTTTTCTGTCATACTTTGACGTAATAAATCTCTACGTTCTTTTTCCCTTTCAAGATGACCTTGATAATCATACTTGTTTTTAAACTCATCAGTTTCTGCTGCCCCGGACCGTAATTCGGTAATACCTTGATTAACATAATCACCAAACTTAGTCATAAATTTACTCATTAATCCGTGAGGATTTTCTTCATTATTAAATTTACTACCACCATATACACTCATATTCATATCATATAATCTTGCAAAACTTGCAGAATCTAAAATATTTTTTCTAGACTTACCAACAAGGCTTCTTAAAAAATCTCCAAACGATTTTCCTGATTTCATTTGTACCATTATTTCATTATCTTCTTTAATAGTAACATCATCTATTTTTTGTAATACAGTATTAACTGTTTGGTCAAACCTATTCATATTATTATTTATCTAATTAGAAGTAGTTTTGTAGATAGTCTATTAAAGTAATCTCTATTTAAAAACGTTAATTCATAACGTTTTGTAAACTTTTTCACACCTGAAAAGGTGTATTTGCTAATATCCATATTATTAATCTTACTAATCATTGAATTTATTGTTGTTTGAGCCTTACCATCATTTATATCTATAAGATGGTCTAGATAAACTATTGAATATTTACTAATAAATATTTTTAGTGGTAATATTTTATCTACTCTACGTAGAAAATTAGTAAAAAAAGTTAAAATCTCATTTTCTTTATAATATTTTGTTAATTCACAGTCATCTAACTGAGTATTATTAAAGTAAATAATAGACTTTGACTTACAATTAAGTAATCTTTGACATATATTGTATATAGTATAGTGGTATATAAACTTTTTTACCTGTAAATTGTTAATACTCTTTTCTAATAGGTTAAATTCATGTAAGGAATTAATTATTTGAGGCTGTATATCATTTATTAATAACTCATTAAAGTCAATTATAGTAAAATCATAGTTTTCTATATGTAAATCAGCCATCATCACCTTTATTATAGTACTGTTCCAAAAACAATTTAGGTGCTTTACCTATTCTGCAGTTAATAATACCATTATAATAATTTTCACTTAATAGAACATCCATTTCAAATTGCATTTTAGCTTCAAAATATGATAATTCAAATTTACTATTGCAAAATTTTAATATTTTAAATATAAATTTATCTAACCCTAATAAGGCTATATCATTATTAAGAGCATCGGATGAACCTGTATATGTTTTCCAATCACTTTCTATAAAATCGATACGTTTGCGTTTTTTCCCTTTTAATGGTTTACGTTTTATTTTACGAACCATTTGTTTCTTACCGATATATTTTTTATTATTAATAGTATTAGTAATTTCATATATAAAGCCGAAAGCATCTTCCGGTATTGGTTTACATACTTCCCATATACCTGTATCCATTAAAATATTTACTTCTTATTTTTCTTTTTTCTAGTTTTTCTTTTTTTCTTACCTACTGCACCTAATCTAGAATATGTAGATCCTAAAGCTACTGGTCTTCTAAAATCACCAGAAGCATAAGCATCTGTACCAGGTGTGCCACTTACTGTTGTACCGTATCCAGCTGCAGCTGCAGATCCTAGAGCTCCCCCACCAACTGTGTTTTCATCTTCTTCACCTACATTTTTTCTACCTTCTTTTTTAGATGATTCTTTTTTCTTGTCTTTATGAACACGAGTTTTTGATCCCATTAATCCTTGACTATTTTTTCTAACACTTAAAGATTTTTTAAATGCCTTTTCAAATAAAGTTGTTTTTTTCATATTAGTATTTATAATTAATAGGTGAGTTTATTAGATCAATATATAAATGAAATAGAAAAAGATTTACAAATTAATGAATTCAATTTAAAAGATTCTTCTATGAAAACCCCAGCCAGAAAGCATTACTGGGTATCTAAATTAATAAGACATAAACAGAATCTATTAAAACTTAGAATACTAAGAGATTCAATAAAGAAAGAAATAGTAGGTAAAATTATAGAAGAGAGCCCTGTTAAAATAACTACGCCAGTTGCAGAAAAAGCAAGTTATAAGCATGATAAAATGAAAGAAATATCTGAAAAAATTAGTAATGAG